AATAAATAAGTTTATTAAAAATAACTACGATAGAGTTGCACCCACTTCAGAAGGTGCTACAGATTTACAAAATAATGAGTTAAAATTTGTAGATGTAAAACAGATATACTGGTATAAAGTTAAACAATATTTAGAATCTGCTTACCAATTTGCTCTTAATACAATACAACATGAATGTGGTTATTTATTACATCCCTTTAATGATTTTCGACACATCAATTATAATACCTACAATTCTAAACACAAACATCAATACGGATATCATTTAGATGATATGAAAGAATCTAGTGCAAATAGCACTAAGGGAACTTTATTAATAAATGTATCTGATTCTAAATATACAGGAGGAGAACTTTTGTATTGGCATAATGAAAATGAAATTCATATTGATCATTTAGATAAACCTGGTTCAATGGTTTATTTAAGACCACACATGTATCATAAAATAAAACCAGTTAGATCCGGTATAAGAAAAAGTATTTCTATTTTTTTGACCGGCCCTAAATGGAGATAAATAGCTTTAAAAATGGGCTATATTTTTGTTTAAAAACTAGTATAATAGATCCCATGGCATTAAAAGAAGTAAAATTTCAAGCAGGTATTGATAAACAAAGCACACCTTCAGCCGCTGCAGGTAAATGGGTTGATAGTAATTTTGTTAGGTTTAGATATGGAGTGCCTGAAAAAATAGGGGGATGGGATCAATTAACCACTGCTAATAATACTCTTCCTGGTGTAGCTAGGGCTCAACATACATTTACTAATTTAAATGGCACAAAATTTTCGGCTATTGGAACAAGTTCAGGGCTGTTTATCTTTAGTGGTGAAAGATTTTATGATGTTACTCCTTTAGCTGGATCTCCAGTTTCAGGAGGAACCTTTACCACTTCTTTAGCAGCTGGTTCTACGGTAACGATAAATTCAACTGGACACAGCGTTATAGTTGGAGATTACGTGGTATTTACTTCTGTATCTGTGGCTGGATCTACAACACTTACAGCACCTGATTTTGAAACTTACGCTTTTGAAGTATTAACCGTCCCTAACGCAAACTCATTTACTATAAGTTTATTGAACCCTGCTGCAGGTGTAACGACAGCGGAAGGTAATTCCGGAATGACGGCTCAAGGATCATTTAACTATCAAAGGTACATAAGACCAGGACCCACTTTTCAAACTTTAGGTTTTGGTTGGAGTACTTATCAATGGGGTAAAGAAGCTTGGGGCACAGCAAGATCAACTTCAAACGTAACGTTAGACCCAGCTAACTGGTCTTTAGATCATGCTGGTAATACCTTGATTATAACATTAAGAAATGGAAATACTTTTCAATGGAATTCTGCTGGAGCTTTATCAACTAGAGCCACTGTAATTGCAGGGGTAGGCAGTGAAGTTAATATGGTTTCAACGTTATCTTTATTCTCAGACAGAGATCGACATTTATTTCAGTTTGGTGCTTTAACCGATATGACTGATGCAACTACGCAAGACCCTATGTTTATCAGGTTCACTAATCAAGAAACATTAAACGTATACACACCGACAGCAACCAATACTGCTGGTACATTTAGATTAGATACAGGAAATAAAATTACCGCCGCCGTTCAAGGTAAAGATTATGTTTTAATTTTAACAGATCAAGCTGCTTATGTAGCTCAATTTGTAGGACCACCATTTACATTTAGTATTAGACAAGTGGGGACTAACTGCGGATGTTTAGGACAACACGCTGTTGTTTTTGCTCAAGGTGCTGTTTACTGGATGGGTCAAGCAGGTGGTTTTTTTGCATTTGATGGAACGGTAAAACAAATACCTTGTTTAGTAGAAGACTTTGTATTTACTACAGGTGATGGTAATCCAGGTCTTAATTTTGATGCTAATGAAATTATCTATGCAGGTCACAATAGTTTGTACACAGAAGTAAATTGGTTTTATCCATCAGAAAATTCACTACAAGTTGATAGATGTGTGACTTATAATTATGCAGAAAATAGCTGGAGTACAAGTACATTAGATAGAACCACTTATGTAGACGCAGCTGTTTTTGAAAGACCTTATGCCACTGATTATATTCCAAACGGATCTACAGATTCCAATAGTCCATCAGACACTCCTTTATTTCCTATATCAGGAGTTACTAATAGAGATGGAGCTACAGTTTTATATGAACATGAAAAAGATGTAGATCAAGTTAACAGCACGGGTACATCTGCTATTCAAGGGTTTATAAGATCTGGAGATTTTGACATTGCTGATGGTGAATTTTTTGCTTCAGTAAGCAGGTTTATTCCTGACTATAAAGAGATTGTGGGTAATAACCAAGTTACTTTATTTATATCAGACTATCCATCTGACACTCAGACTAGTTCACCTTTAGGACCCTTTACAGTTACCTCAACCACTGATAAGATAGATACTAGAGCAAGAGGAAGATTAGTAAGTGTGAAATTTGAAAACACGGCAGTAGGAGAGTCTTGGAGATATGGTTCTCTTAGATTAGATACAAGACCAGATGGTAGAAGGTAATGGCTAAAATAATTAATTATATACCAGAACCGGCGCCAACGTATGATCCATCTAATCAACGTCAAATTTTAGAAGCATTAGATACTTTAAAACAACAACTTAATTTTTCTTTTCAACAAGATTTAAAAGAAGAACAAGATATTTATAATTATTTTTTAGCATAATGGCAGTATTATATAAAAGCGCAGCAATTGATTTAACCACTACAAATTTAACAACAGTGTTAACTATTAACACTAGTGCCTATGCTATTGTTAAAACTGTTCAAGCCAGTCATGAAGCGGCATCTAACGTTGATGTAGATCTTTATTTAAAAAAATCTGGTGGTAGTGATACTGAAATAAGTCATGCACAGCTTAATAAAGATTTTAAAAATATGCTTTCTAATACCTTGAATTTAGAAGCGGGCGATGTTATAAAGATGCAAGCAGACACTGCAGACACTATAACGGGATTTGTAAGTTATGCTCTAGTAAATAGAGAAGATCAGAATGGATGATATAACAAAGATTAAGTGTATAACTAAATATACTTATCGTAATAAAAAGACAGGAGAAATCTACAAAGAGAAAGTAGAAGGTCCTGACATTGTGGTTGATTGTGAAGTTACAGTTGACCCTAAAAATTTAGACTTATTTCAGAAAGTAATGAAAGATGACAATAAATCCAACACCTAAAGGTGGAACGGAACTACAGCTTGAATATCTAACTCAATACGTAGATCTTCAACTATTAAGTAAAGTACAAATTACAACATCTGTTCCAGAAAAAATTCCCTTATCAAAAGATAAAATAAATATTCTTTGGCAAAAAAATTCTTGGGATCAACCCAATATCTATCCTTGGTTTCAAGATAAAAAGAATCACACTAAATATGATTGGTATGTATTTAACTCACATTGGAACTTTGAAAATTTTACTAAAAAATTTGGTTTAGATAGAGGCAAGTGTATGATTATTAAAAACGGTATAAGTAAAATAGAACCTGCTCCTGTTTACGAAAAAGATAAACCTATAAAAATTATACATCAAATAACTCCTTGGAGAGGGTTAAATGTATTGCTTGGGGCTATGCAATTAGTAAATCACCCTTTAATTACTTTAGATGTTTATTCATCTACCGAGATATACGGTAAAGCTTTTTATGAACAGAATGATAAAGAATACAAAGGTTTATATGAACAAGCTAAACAATTAAAAAATGTAAACTATATAGGTTATAAACCTAATACTTACATTAAAGAACATTTAAAAGATTATCATATGTTTGTTTACCCGAGTATCTGGGAAGAGACATCTTGTATTTCAGCTATAGAATCTATGGCAGCAGGCCTTTATACAATTGTAACAAACTTAGGAGCTTTAGCAGAAACTTGTTCTGAGTTTGGTATTTATGTACCTTACGATAATAATCACAGAAGGCTGGCTTTTAAATTTGCACAAGCTATTAAACAAGGGGCAGAAGCGATTACTCTTAA